AATTATTAAGGGCAGTAATAAATCCATTTACACCTTATAGAATACCTTATCTTTCTTTTCCATATGAAAGAAATCCATATAACTTTTTTGGTATCGGTGTAGCAGAAAACATGGATGATTCACAACAAATTATGAATGGTCATGCAAGAATGGCTATTGATAATTTAGCATTAGCAGGTTCGTTAGTGTTTGACGTAGATGAGTCAGCTCTTGTTGGTGGACAAACTATGGATGTTTATCCCGGAAAAGTTTTTAGAAGACAAGCCGGAATGCCCGGACAAGCAATATATGGATTAAAATTTCCAAACACAGCACCTGAAAACATGATGATGTTTGATAGGTTTAGACAACTCGCAGATGAACAAACAGGTATTCCTAGTTACTCACACGGACAAACAGGAGTTCAAAGCATGACAAGAACTGCTTCTGGTATGTCAATGCTACTAGGTGCTGCTAGTTTAAATATAAAAACAGTTGTAAAAAATTTAGATGACTTTTTATTAAAACCTTTAGGAGAATCGTATTTCCAATGGAACATGCAATTTTTTGAAGGTGAATTAGATGTCAAGGGAGATTTAGAAGTTAAGGCTACAGGTACTAATAGCTTAATGCAAAAAGAAGTAAGGTCACAAAGACTGACTACATTCTTACAAACTGCACAAAGTCCGGCTATTGCTCCATTTGTTAAAATTTCTAAATTGGTTAGTGAACTTGCCTATAGCTTAGATTTAGACCCTGAAGAAATATTAAACGACCCTGAAGAAGCAGCTATGATGGCACAAATAATAGGAATGCAAAATGCTCAACAAGAACTTAGCCCTACGCCTGAAGGTGTTGGTCAACAACAAGGAGGCATGGGAAGCCCTGATGGAACACCTCAACAACCTCAAGACCTTGGACCTACAGGGACTGGTGGTGGCAACATCGGAACAGGAAATGTACCGATTGCAGGGGAAAGTGAGTTCTCTGGCACGATTGGAACAACTCCCTGAACAAGTTAAAGAAGCAATAAATAGGAGATAAAAATGGCATCAATACTTGATAAAACCTTTAGACCTTTTCTAGAGTCTGTAGCTAGTAAACAAGCAGAGTCTAATCCTATAAGCAGTACTAGTGTAAGTACAAATACTATGAATACACAAGGAGTAGGTTCTTTATTAGATAGAGAAGGTTTTAATGAGGGAGGAGAATTAATGCCTGAAGAACCTATGGTGGAAGAAATGCCAATGATGGAAGAAAACCAAGACATGCTTCCTGACGAAGAAATGGAAAATAAATACATAGATTTTATAACAGACGAAGCGTTGTCTGAAAACGAAAAAGATTATTTAATGGAAAAATTAATAGATGACCCTACACTTAGTGAAATATTTGACAAAGTAGTAGAGGTTGCATCAGAATTTTCAGGCTCTGGAACTGTTGAAGGTCCGGGGTCAGGAGTCTCTGATTCGATACCTGCAAGGCTATCGGATGGAGAGTTTGTTATAACTGCAAAAGCTACAGAAGAAATAGGTCCTGACAATTTAGACAGGCTTATGGGAATGGCTGAAGAAAATGCAAATAACAGACAAGCAATGCGAGGAGGGGGAATGACTTCTCAGGATATAAACCCTGCTCTTTTAAATGAAAGAGAATTATATACAAAAGATTCTTTACAAAAAGAAGGGGCAATAAATAATCCTGTTACAGAAGACATGAGAAAAACTAACCCTCGTTTATATTTAAATCCTCGTTTGCTATAACCAGTAAAGGAAACTTTACTATAATATAAACCGAAAGGCTACCTTTTACAAGACAAGCCCTGCATAGTCGACAAACGCAGCTACCTTGTTAATGAAGCCCTGAGTAGGAGTAAGAAAATGGCTGAAAATAAACAGCAAGAGGAAACGCCAAATCCTTATAATGCTAAAAAAGCATGGCACAATAGTGATGATAAACCTTTTATTTCATCTGAAAGTATTTTTTATGGTAATCAACCGGAACAGGTTGAAGCTGTAAAAGAAGAAGTTCAAGTAGAACAGGAAACTGTACAGGATAAACCTTACAAAAAACCTAACTACAAAAAACGATACGATGATATGAAATCTCATTACGATAAAAAACTAAACGAGTGGAGACAGGAAAAAGAAGAATTGTTAAATGAAGTATCTAGTAATAGACCTGAATACAAAACTCCTAAAAGTCCTGAAGAACTTGAACAGTTTAAAGAACAGTATCCTGAAGTATTTGAAGTAGTTGAAACTGTTTCACATATGCAGAGTGAAAAGCGTACTCAAGAGTTAGAAGAAAAATTACAAACTTTACAACTAAGAGAAGCTGAAAAAACTCGAATAGAGGCTGAAAATAGTTTAATTGCAAAACATCCTGATTTTGATGATATTAGAAACAGCGAAGATTTTACAAGTTGGACTTCAGAACAGCCAATAGCAATTCGTGATTGGATAACTACTAATGCTAATGATGCTGAACTAGCTGCTAGAATTTTAGATTTATATAAAAAGGATAGGAATATAGAACCTACTGCTGTTAAAAAGTCAAATTCTAAAAAGACCAAATCATCTGCTGCAGATATGGTATCAACTAAAACAACAACAGTTGAACCACAGCAAGATAAAATTTGGTCTCAAAGGGAGATTTCTGCTTTAAGCATGGATGAGTTTGATAAGTTGGAAGACGAAATCAACAAAGCATGGACTGAAGGCAGAATCGTAAACTAAAACTATCTTAACTTTAAGGAGTAAGTATCATGGCTCAATATTTTGAACCCTCAACAGATACTAATGCTAACTTTGCAAACTCTGTAAGTGGACAAGCTAATAGTTTCTTCTTACCTTCCGTTTATTCCAAAAAGGTTTTAAACTTTTTTAGAAAAGCCTCGGTAATTGAAGCTATTACTAACACCGATTATGCCGGTGAAATTTCTGCTTTCGGAGACTCTGTAAAGATTATATCTGAACCCGTTATTTCTGTGTCTGATTACACAAGAGGTAGCGATACTACTGCTACAAAGCTAACAGATGCTGAAACAACTCTTGTAGTTGATAGTGCTAAAGCTTTCAAATTCATCGTAGATGATATTGAAACTAATATGTCACATGTCAACTTTAAAGAAGTTGCTTCTTCTTCTGCTGCCTACGCTCTTAAAGATTCGTATGATGCTGCTGTAATAGCTACTATGTTTAGTGGCTGTTCTACATCTTCACCTGACCATGTTATAGGTTCTGACAGCTCAACTGCTGACGCAACTATGACACATGCAACCAACTCTGTTGATTTGCTAGGCTCAGATGGAACTGGTGTAGATGCTATAGACCTTATGGCTAGAATGGCTAGACTATTAGATGACCAAAACGTACCTGAAGAAGGTCGATGGTTTGTCGCACCTCCAAGTTTTTATGAGGAATTGTCTCAGTCTGGTTCTAAACTAATGTCTGTAGATTTCAATGCAGGTCAAGGCTCAATAAGAAACGGCTTAGTTTCAAGTGGTAAGTTAAGAGGATTTGATATGTACAAGTCAAACAATATCGCTGCAACTTCAAATGCAAGTGGTAAAGTACTGGCTGGACATATGTCATCTACAGCAACTGCTAATACTATCCTATCAACTGAAGTCATTCGTGACCCAAGTTCGTTTGGTGATATTGTTAGAGGATTGCATGTATATGGCGCAAAAGTTCTCAGAGACGATGCATTAATATCAGCTTTTTATCTAATCGATTAATAAGCAAATGGTGTGGAGGAGGGAAATATTATGTTGTCCCTCCCCATACTTTTAATAATAGAGAATAAAATGTACGGAAAAAGAAAAAAAATGATGGGTGGTGGAATGTATTCTGCACCTAGAAAGAAAAAAGGACATGGGGGAAGAACAATGTATGCTTATGGTGGAAAAGTTCAAATGGATGGTTCTCAGCCCAAATATAAAGATGATATGCCTAAATGTATGCCTAATTAATTATGAAGGTTAAAGCACCAAAAGGATACCATTGGATGAAACAACCTAAAGGCGGTTTTAAATTAATGAAACATAAAGGCAAGTTTGTTAAACACAAAGGCGCAAGTTTAACAGCTAATTTTGCAGTACAAAAAACACATAAAAAATAATGGCTACAACATATTTAACATTAACAAATGAAGTTTTAACAGAGTTAAATGAAATTAATTTAACTTCAGCAAACTTTGCAGATGCTGTAGGCATTCAAAAATTTGTTAAAGAAGCAATAAATAAATCTATAAAAGATATTGCTAACGAAGAACCTCAACTACCTTTTTTTAGCGCAGGAGTTAGTGGAGGAACAGACCCTTTTTATGGAAATGTAACAGTAGCATCTGTAGCAGGTACTCGTTGGTATCTTTTAAAAGCAGGTAGCTCTAATATTACAACAGATTATTCTTCTGTAGACTGGGAAGATTTTTACATTACAACAATAAATGTAAGCGGAGAGTCTGCCCCATATGTTTCAAAAGGTTTAAAATTTTTAACTGTTGATGATTGGACAAGATATTACAGAGATTCAGAAAACGAAGACGATGCAAATGCAGAAGCAAGAGGAGAACCTAGATATGTTATCAGAAGTCCAGACAATAGAAAATTTGGTTTAAGTCCAATACCTGATAAAGTATATAATATACATTTTTATGCTTTTAGTAGCCCTACAGCACTGTCTGCATACGGAGATACAATAACATTGCCTGACCAATATGCAAATGTTATTACAGCAAAAACTAGATACTATGTATATCAGTTTAAAGAAAATTTACAACAAGCTTCATTTGCTTTAGAAGATTATAAAAAAGGAATGAGGCATATGAAATCTAATTTATTAAACCCTCAACCAAAAAATATATCAGACGATAGGTTATATTTCTAATGGCTAGGTCACAACCATATGCAGTACCTCTAACAGGCGGTTTAATTAAATCAAATAACTCTTTAGAGTTGTTAAGAAGTCCCGGAGTTGCTACAAAACTAAGAAATTTTGAAGTAAGTATTGAGGGTGGATATAGAAGAGTAAATGGATATTCTGTATATAGTACTAATAGACCTAATACAAGCAATGATGTAGAAGGAGTATTTGTATATGCAGATGGTATGATTGCATGTGTAGGCACAAATATTTATTTTACACAAGATGGTAGTACATGGGTACAAATAAATAAAGATAGTGTATCAGCTAGTGGAGATAACTATAGTACATTTACTGGTAGGAGTGGTTTAACAATAACAGGACAAGACCAGTGCCAGTTTGCTTTATACGAAGGTAGTAGTGATTATGGTGAAGTTATTATAACTGATAAAAGCGGTAGTAATAAACCATTTTATTTTAAAATGACAGGTACAGGAGATTTAAATACTAGAACATATTATGCAAAACAAATTACTGTATCAGGAAGTTTAACCGCTAAATTTTGTATTATACATGATAAACATTTAGTAGTTGCAGGAGATACAACAAATCCAAATACATTGTATATTTCAGGAACAAACGATGTAGATAGTTTTTCTAGTACTGGTTCATCTAGTGTAACACTAGAAGACCAAATTGTAGGTTTAAAAAGTTTTCGTAATGAATTATTTATTTTTTGTCAAAACTCAATATTTAAGTTACAAAACATAAATGATTTAGACAATATAGCAATAGTTCCTGTGACAAAAAACGTAGGTTGTGTAGATGGAAACACAATACAAGAAATAGGTGGTGACTTAATATTTTTAGCACCTGATGGTTTAAGAACAGTTGCAGGTACAGCAAGAATTGGTGACGTTGAACTAGGCACAGTTAGTAAAGCAATACAGCCTTTAATTAACGATATAATGACTTCTACAGACACACATCAATTTAGTAGTGTAGTACTTAGAAATAAATCACAATATAGAATGTATTATTTAAAAAGCAATGATACAACAGCTACAGCAAGAGGAATTATAGGAACATTAAGACCTAATGGCTGGGAATGGTCTGAAACTTTAGGAATAGAAGCTCCAGCAGTAACATCAGGATTTAATTCTTCAGGAGTACAAAAATCATATCACGGAGATAGAAACGGATATATTTATAATCACGATACAGGAAATAGTTTTAATCCTGCAGGAGTGTCTACAAGTATATTATCTATTTTCCAATCTCCCGATTTTGATTATGGAGATTTAGGAACTTTAAAAACTTTAGATTATGTTAAAGTATTTTTTAGTGCTGAAGGAGAAGTAAATCCAGTATTAAGAACAAGATACAATTACGGAGATTCAGATACTCCTCAACCTGCAGACATTACATTAGCAGGTATTTTACCTCCAGCTTTATTTGGCACTGCTACATTTGCTAATTTTGCTTTTGGAGGAGTAGAAGAACCTTTTGTAAGACAAGCTTTAACAGGAACAGGATATAGTAACTTTTTTAAAATTAGTACAGAAGATACAAATTCAAGTTATACAATTAATGGTTTATATATAAGTTATAGACCTTCAGGAAGATTATAGGAGAAATAAGTGGCACAAAGTTATACAAGACAAAGTACATTCGTAGATGGAGATACTATTACTGCTGCATTGTTTAACAATGAATACAATCAATTAGTAAACGCATTTACATATAGCTCAAGCAGTGCTTCAAGTACTGGACACAGACACGATGGTACAGCAGGACATGGTGGAAATATACATACTATAGGAGATTTAGATTTCCTTAATAAAATTGTTGCAGATAGTACAAATAATCGTTGGGGATTTTTTGTAGAAGTTTCTAGTGCTGCCGTAGAACAAATAAGATTATCTGATGGAGTATTTACTCCGGTTACAGACAGTGATGTAGATTTAGGTACTTCTTCTTTATACTGGAAAAATGCATATATAGATTCAATTACTACCACAGGTAATGTTGCAGTTGGTGGAAACTTAACAGTTACAGGCAATGCTACAATTTCAGGCAACCTAACATTTGGTGATGCAGCTTCTGATACAGTAGCTTTCAGTGCTGATGTTGCTTCTAATCTTTTACCAAGTGCTGATAATACATATGATATTGGTGCTTCAGGTTCTGAATGGAAAGACCTTTACATCGATGGAACAGCCAATATTGATAGTTTAGTTGCAGATACTGCTGACATTAATGGTGGCACTATTGATGGTGCTATTATTGGCGGTTCAAGTGCAGCAGCAATTACAGGTACAGCTATTACAGGTACAAGTTTTGTAATAGGTAGTGCTGATATATCCGAAGCAGAGCTAGAAACAATTGATGGAGTTACAGCAGGAACTGTTGCAGCTTCTAAAGCAGTTGTAGTAGATTCAAATAAAGATATAGGTTCTTTTAGAAATATTACACTTACAGGCGAACTTGATGCAGGTTCTTTAGATGTAAGTGGTGATGTAGATGTAGATGGTACACTTGAAACAGATGCACTATCTATAAATAGTACAGCAGTTACATCAACAGCAGCCGAACTAAACATTCTTGATGGAGTTACATCAACTGCTGCAGAATTAAACATTCTTGATGGTGTTACAAGTACAGCAGCAGAACTTAATATCCTTGATGGCGTAACAGCTACAGCATCAGAAATTAATACTCTTGATGGTATTACTTCAACAGTTGCAGAATTAAACATCTTAGATGGTGTTACAGCAAGTGCAACTGATATTAATCTTATTGATGGCATAACAAACGGAACAGTAATAGCCAGTAAAGCAATTATTACAGATGCTAATAAAGACATTACTGGTGGTAGAAACATAACAATTAGTGGAGAACTAGATGCTGCTACTTTAGATATTAGCGGTGATGCAGATATAGATGGAACATTAGAAGCTGATGCAATTACAATTGGTGGTGTTACACTAGCAGAAACAATTAGTGATACTGTTGGTGCTATGGTTAGTTCTAATACTGAAACCAATATAACAGTTAGTTATGTAGATGATGACAATACTTTAGACTTTGTAATTGGTACACTTAACCAAGACACTACAGGAACAGCAGACAATATTACAGTCTCTGCAAACAACAGCACAGACGAAACTGTATATCCTATCTTTGTTGATGGGGCTACAGGTTCGCAAGGAGCAGAGTCTGATACAGGACTTACTTATAATCCTAGTACTGGAGTATTAACATCTACTTCATTTACAGGTAATGTAACAGGTAATGTAACAGGTAATACAAGCGGTACAGCAGCTACAGTAACAGGAGCAGCACAATCAAACATTACAAGTCTTGGAACTCTTACAACTCTTACTGTTGATAATGTAATAGTTAATGGTACAACTATAGGACATACATCAGATACGGATTTAATAACATTAGCCGATGGAAATGTTACAATTGCAGGTGAACTTGATTTAACTACTTTAGATGTATCGGGCAATGCTGACATTGATGGCACACTCGAAGCCGATGCAATTACTGTAGATGGTACAGCATTAAATGAATATATAGCAGATACTGTAGGAGCTATGGTTGGCTCTAATACTGAAACAGGTATTACTGTAACTTATGAAGATGGTGATAATACATTAGACTTCGTAATTGGCACACTTAACCAAAATACTACAGGAAATGCTGCAACAGCAACATTAGCTTCAACAGTTACAGTATCAGATAGTACAGCTAATACTAATTTCCCTGTAGTTTTTCATGACGAGTCTAATGCATTATTAGATGATACAGGAGCTTTAAGATATAATCCAAGCACAGGAGAACTGTTAGTTCCTAAACTGACTGTAGCAGGAACAACCACTACAGCAGATACAGTTACTATGGAAGCTTCAAATGCTATTATATTTGAAGGAGCTACAGCAGATTCAAACGAAACTACACTTAGTATAGTAGACCCAACTTCAGACCACACACAATATTTAATTAACCAAGGTGGATACATTCCAGTCTTGGCAGCCGCTACAACCACTGCAATTACTTCGACACCGGCAGAACTAAATATTTTAGATGGTGTTACAAGCACAGCAACAGAATTAAATTTATTAGATGGCTCTACAGCTAATACAGTTGTAAACAGTAAAGCAGTAATTTATGGTTCTTCAGGAGAACTAGCAGGTACTTTAAGCACTGCAGCACAAACAAACATTACAAGCCTTGGTACACTCACAGCTTTGACAGGTGGAACAGGTGACTTTAATTGGGATTCAAATACTTTAGTTGTTGATTCTTCAGAAAACAAAGTAGGTATTGGCAATGCTTCACCAGATGTATCTTTAGATGCTGGTTCTAATACAGATGCAATACACATACCTAGTGGTACAACAGCACAA